AGCAAGCAAAGGTTCACCGCCTGTTAGAATAAGATGCACATCTTGCCCATTATCCATAGTCCACTTGCCCTCTGGCAGCAAACTTAGCAAGTGATCTACAACTTCGTCTACTTCTTTAAGCATGTTAAAGTGTTTAAACTCGGGATAGATACTAGCGTATGTATCACAGCCTGTGTGAACAATAGGCAAGTCAGTAAACTTTTCAGTTGTTTCGTGTACTCCTGCATCTAATAATGCCTTTACTTCTTCATTATATCTTTGCCCGTTTGCATGTTTCTCTGCACGACTAGGTTCACCTTTGCCCAGTCCGAATGACATGCATCTGAAATTGCATCCAAAAGTTCTCAAAAACACACTAGGGACACCTACAAACTTACCTTCACCTTGTATACTATAGAATGCTTCACTATATCTAAGTTTTTTCATTTTTTGTCCTTTTCTATAAATCCAAATCCTAATTCTTTGGGAGTCTTTCCTCTCCAGTTTTTAGGTATTCGTCTGCCTTCGATACTTAATTGTTTGTCGTTTTCTGTTCTGCAATATTTTTTAACGATACTTTCGGACAGTAATATTTCTTTAATGCCTTCATTTTTTAATTCTCTTGCTTTTAGTACAGCATTATATTGTGAATCAAAAGTTCCGTAAGGAGTTACGTACCAGCCTTCAAACTGGTGATTATTTTCTCCTTTGATACTTTCTCTAGCCTTCTTAACTGATTCTGTAATAGTTTTTTTATTTTTCATTCTAGATGTGTCTTTTATTTTCCAAGATTTACCAGTTTGATCATTAATCCAGCCGCCGTCGCCGGACTCGGGGATTAAATTTGCCCAGTTAGGATCTTTAACTACATTATATAGGTTACTGTAATAGATACCAGCCTCTCTTAAATCTTGTATATTATTGTATACTCCTAAAATTGTAGTAGTAACATCTTTAGAACGAGACCAATTCTTGTGGTATTTTTTCAAATGATTTATCCATCGTTTTCCACTTCCGTGATAGGTATACGGATCTGTAGTCTCTGTACATTTACAAAGATACTTTAAACTAGTAAGGTTACATTCTTTAATCATTAATATTTGCTTCATGCATTTATTTATGCCAAAACTTTAAAGTTATGGCATAAAACGGTACGTAGGAATACACTAGGTACTCCTACGTATTTGCCTTCACCTTGTACGCTGTAAAATGCTTCTGAATATCTAAGTTTCATCTGATTCCTTTTTAGTTAGTTGCCAAGCACCACTGTCGAGTTCTTCCCACATAATAGTATCTCCTTCGTCCCAGCCTGCTTGATTAATTGCATCTGGAGGCAGTTCCAAGTACAGTTCTTTTGTTTTATTGTTTTCCTGCACAGTAATAATCCAGTTATTATCATTTACTTTACGGTATGGTTGATCAGATGTCAATGTTTTTTTCCTCTTTGCGTGAGCGCTTTTCAGCTAGCTCATCATCATAGTATTCCCACACTTCATCCCAAATCTCTTTGGTAGTTTCTGGATCTAAGTGTTTATCTTCCCATCGCTTATTGAACCAACCAACATTTGCATAATATCCCTTGCCACGAGTGTCTGCAAAATCATAGTCACAGTCAATTTCTTTTTTGTCGTACCAAAGACGTTCTAATGTTTCGCCGTGATCATGTTCAGCAGTACTCACAGTTACCAAGTCTGGATCAAATTCTTCGTCATCGTCTAGTTCAATAACCCAGCCGCCAAAATCACCTTTCTCTGAACTATAGAATACAAGCACTGGTACACTGTTATCTTCTACGTCTTCGCCTGGTTCTTTTTGCGTATAGACTTCACGTGAATAAAGACAATGCGGGTCAAAGTCGATTCGTTTATCCCAATCGATTTCGTTATCGTCGTCGAGCGAAAATGCCATTAACTCTGTGCCACTGCTAGCAGTTTCGTGATGGATATCGTCCATTTCATACCAACTACTGTAGTATTCCATGTCAGTTTCAATGTCGGGACTGTCTGGATCATACCCTTCTTCACTGCCTGCTTCCTCGCCAGATTCAAGTGCCATCAAGTGTTCTAGCAGTTCGTCTTGTTCACGATCTTGCCAATATATAACAAACTCGGGAGTTACTGTGCCGATTGTAAGTTCGCCGCCGTAATTGCTACCACGTACATAATATCTCTTAGTCATCTTCGGACTCCAAAAACATATCTTCAATTTGATTAATTAGATTACTAAAGCCGATCTGCATTGGGCTATATTCGTTTAGTTCTTCACGAAATGCAATAATATCCAACAATTGATCTTTTGTTAGATCCTCAACCTCGTCGATTCCATAATACTCACATACATATTCAAAGACACTGTCGGTGATTTCACGCTCAATATTATCTTCCCATTTGTAGATTCGATTCCATTCAAAACTCATTTTGCAGGTCTCCCACGTTTACCAACTCTAAATGTGTATTCAATTTCATCTGGATCTGTGCGAGCGTGTGGTTCGCACACTGTTACTTTATTGTTTTTAAGCCATTCTTGTATAGCTTTATGGTCTTCGTCTGACCTAATTGTTTTAGTCATTATTTTTCTCGCAATATGCTATTTCATTTTGTGTGAATGTTACTTCTACTACGGCTTGTTCAATTTGACAATTCATTGCAGTTTCAAATTCTGCATACCGAGTATATTTAGGTTCGGTACTGTCAACGATAGTACTAATAATCCAAAGTGTCCACATTAATTGTACTCCCAAGGAAATACAATCCAAGTATCTTGATCACCGGTGTCTATTGTATTCCAAGTGTAGTTGACACCGTCGAAGTCAGTGTTCGTTTTTTCAAACATAGTAGCAAATCGAACGTTATTGCCCCAAATATCTTTCCACGCTGGATCATCGGGCAAACAGCTACTTTGCCAATCTTGCTTAATCCAGTTAAATGTAGCACCAGTGTCGTTGATGTCGTCAACAATGAGAATGTTTTTTCTGCTAGTAGGAATATCTGCAATAGGTTCTCCTGCACTTGCACTAATATCTGCATTGTGTTCTAAAATCTTGTGATGTTCGTATCCAAACGCATCTTCGCTCATCCAGCAGTTTGATTCCGATCCGATATCGCCGCCATCACGCAAGCATACATCTAGTGTGTACATACGGACACCGGTTAAATGACTGAGTCTAAGTGCAAGCGGCAATCCGCCTCGGTTAATTCCAACAATATAGTCCGGCTGCCACATATCTTTGTACATTTGTAGAACAATGTTAGTGGCAGCATCATGAACATCATTGTATGTATAGTAACTTTTATCCATTTGTATAACCTTCTATTGCTAGCTTCGCTGTTATCATAACATCTTGATTACGAAATGTCAAGCATAATCTTTGTTTTAGACTGTCTTCGATTGAATAATCAAATCGGTCCCATTTAAAATCTTGATCATAAACTAAGCCATGTTGTCCTAACAGATTTGTAATACGTGCTAGTGCATCGACTGGTGTGTATCCAGCATTAAGAGCACCGCCCTCACCAGGTAAGTGGTTTGGACGAGTGCTCCATTGATCTACAGGAATATGTAAATTATTGCTCACGCAACTTTCCCGATAGTGCTTTAAGTAGCAAGCCGTATGCTGGTAGGAACAATACTAGTCCCACAACAATCTTTAAGCCTGCTTGACTTGTAGCAATCTCCATCCAGTTTGCTGCCATGTATTCATCTGCACTGTTGTTAAACGCAACAGCGAAGAATGTATAACTGTCAATGATGTTTGCAACAATAGTTGACAATGCTGGTGCCAACCACCATGCACGATAGCGTTCACGCAAGTATTGGAACACATACACATCTAGCATTGTGCCAACTGCATATGCTGTAGCACTTGCAAATCCAATACGTAGTGCAACACTTTCTGGAGCACCTTCTGCTAACACAACTGCAATACTACCAATGATAGCCAGTGGGTATGCTGCTGCAATAGTTGCTCGTGCAATGTTCTTACCCAGCATACGCACAGTGAGATCAGTTGCAAGAACAACAATTGGGAATGTAAATGCAGCCCAAGTTAGTTTTACTCCAAAGATTTCTACTGGAATAGCAACTAGAGCGTTACTTACTACGATGACTGCAACATGCAATAGTGCAAGTTTAATCATCATCTTTTTATCAATATCTTTAAACATATATTTTCCTTTTTAACGTGGTGCGAATTCTTGTTGCAACTTAATGTTGTCAAAGAATTCTTTTTTGGTGCCTATATCTTCTTTAAAAGCACCGTGCAGCACACTAGTCTGTGTAAGACTACTATGTGCCATAATGCCTCTGTTTTCACAGCAACCGTGGGTAGCTTGTACGTAGACACCTACGTCTGTTGCTCCTGTAGCTTCCATGATTTCTCGGGCAATGTCATTAGCAAGTTCTTCTTGTAGTGTGCCACGTCGAGCACACCACTGTGCAATACGTGTGTACTTGCTAAGTCCAATCAGTTTCTGTGCAGCAATAATTCCAATATATGCTACGCCAGTTACTGGCTGGTGGTGATGCGAACATACACTGCGCAGTTCGCTTCTAACAACAAGCATACCCTCATAACGATCTTCACCGTCATTGGGAAATGCAGTTGCACTAGGGCGAGGATTGTAACGTCCTGCCATAATTTCATTTATATACATTTTTGCAAGTCGACGACCTGTATCGATGCTGTTTGGATCATTTTCTGTATCGATTACCAAACTATCTAGTACGCTATTAAACTTTAGTGAAAGCTCATCGATTAGTTCGTCTTTTTCGCCGGGTTCGATATATTCAGAGATATTATCTCCTGCCCAATAACGAGCGTCTGCATTTAGCAAACGCTGTCTAATTTTTTGTGATGCATAATTATTCAAATGTTTTCTCCGAGTTATAGTGGTGTGTCACTTAGTGATATTAGCTAAAATGTTTATTCAACATTTCAATACGATCTTCTGCACTTGCCATTTTATCAAGTTCTTCTTGAATAGCTTCGACAATATCACTGTGTTCGCCGATGCCTACACTTTGATTCATATAAACCATAATGTTTGTTTTAGCACGTTCTAGTTCGCCTTCGGCATGCATACGTGCTGCTTTTACTAGTTGTTCTTTCATGTTACGAATTCTCCTTAATTGCTTCGTATAATTTATTACCACTAAAGAATTGTTCACTTAGTGATGTTGCATTGCTATTTAGGTAGTTGTTGTAGTTTTTATAATTTTGCATATACTTACGAATACGCTCGATTAGTTTTGTTTTATGTTGTTTGTAGCTATCTAAAGATTCAGTCCATTCAGTGGGATACTTAAATTCTTCATCATACATTTCTGTATAACTTAAACGATCAGGAACCATTGGAATAGCACCTACTAACATTGCTTCGTATGCACTAATACCTAGTGTTTCTTGTAAGTTTGCACTGAACACAATCTTTGCTTCTCCGAGTATATTATGGTATTCATCTTTTGTCAACTCATGTTCTTGACAAACGATAAACTCATACTCAGGCAATTCTTGCTGTAAATCTTTAAAAATATCCAACTGTTTTTCAGGAGCAAGTCTGTGAGGAAACACAATGGTATCCTTCTTGTTCATATTTTTGTACGGCAACATTGTATCACGCAGATACTCCATTGGCCACCCAACAATATGTACATTGTCTTGTTCGATAAACCACTCTACAGGTTCCATACCAAACATACTTTTAAACTGCAACAAATTTTCAGCAAATATCTTAGCATGAAATTCAGTT